TTATTTATTTTTGTTGTATTCTTCTCTATCTATATCAAAAACAATATCTAGCAATTTCATTGCCTTTATCCTATCTTCGTGAGTTAACTTTTTTCCACAATAGTATAGAGGTGTATTTCCATAGCTTGTCACGCCCTTACTTAAAGACGTGACAGCTTTAAACTCGTTCTGAAGCATAGTATTTATGTCGAAAATATCTTCATCATTTCTTAATATGGATCTTACAGTAGTTATAGTATCGTCAGAATTCTTATAATTTAGTATAAATTCTTTATTTTGTATGGGTTTTTTTTCTTCTTCATCAAGACTTTTAATTAATTCAGATAAAGGCAGTATTTCCTTTTCTGGTCTTTTTGGAATTTGATGAACAATTGAGTTTCTTTCCGCTATATAACCAGCTAATTCTAAAAATTGAATATACAGGTATTTGACCATCCCTTCATCAGTGCCACCAAAGTAATTTGCAATTTTTTCTAATATTTCCATTCGCGGTCTCTTTTTTTTGCCATTTTCTAAATCTGATATATAGCTTTGAGAAACGCCTATATCTTTGGCGAATTCAACGCTCTTTATATCGTTAGTGGTTCGAAGTTCACGAATCATTTTTCCTAACTGTGCAATATTTTTTTCAACCATAGTTATCCTCCTTAGTTTATTTAACTCTAGTATATCTCGTTTTAAATTTAAAATAAATAAAAATATTCAAAACTAGGTATTGAAAAAATATCTAAAATTAGATATAATTTTCATGTAATATCTTTTTATCGATATTGAAAGGAGGTTTATTATGCGAATTTTGCCAAAAAAACACGAGATTTTGATTTGCTTAATAAAGAAAGGGATGAATCAAAAAGACTTAGCTTTAAGAACTGGAATTAGTGAATCTGCATTATCAAATTTCATTAATGGAAAATTTTCTATTTCGGCAAAAAAAGCTAGTTTGATTTGTAGAGAATTACAAAAAGAATTTGATGAGTTATTTTTTATAAAAAGACAGGGTGATTAAATGAAGTTAGAAGTAGATTTAAGCCCGACTATAGAACAGCAATTAACAGAAGTTGCTAGTCGTGTATGGGCGGAGACAATGAAGCGTGAAGTTGAGAAACGGACTTTTTCAGAATGGATGGATTTAGAAACAACATGTGATTACCTACAAGTATCACGATCCAATTTATCTAAGTTTATAAAAGAATTGGATTTTCCAGTTTCAACGATCAATCAGACGAAGCGTTGTAATCGTAAAAAGGTTGATGAATGGATGGCACAATTTGAAATTTAATTAGTTGCTGGGGGCAAGTGGAAGTCGGAGATGTCAATCGTCAGTTACTTGGGATTTATATAGAAAGGATTGCTAAATGAAAACTGAAATTTGGAACGGACACATTATAAGATTTGTCGAAATTGATAACGAGTGGTGGGCAATTGCGAAAGATGTTGCTAGAGCGCTTGGGTATAAGAAGCCTGAAAATGCTGTATACACTCATGTTTCTGAGGAAGATAAAACCACTACCCTGATTCAGGGGATTGGTTCAAACTATAAATCTAAAGCAATTGCAATTAGTGAATTTGGAATTTATGATTTAGTGTTTAGCTCTAAAATGTCCCAAGCTAAGCAATTTAAACGTTGGGTATTCGAGGTTGTCAAACAGCTACGTCGGTCAGCGGGTATTGAAGGCTTTCAAGTATTCCGTATGCTAGACAAAGAACACCAAAAAGAAGCAATGACTAAATTAAGCCACGCTATTACTGAACCAAAACCAGTAGACTACATTAAAGCGAATGTGATAGCCAATAAAGCTGTATCAACTATTTATGGTCATTCCAAAATGGTAAAAAAGAAAGATATGACTCCTGAAATGTTGGTTGATCGTGAACCTATTTTAGATGAGACAGTAGAATTGATGGCTGTTAAAGAAAAATATGGGTTGCAGTTTTCAGTGAGTGAGAAAATTTATAATCGTTCTGCTGAAATACAGATCGCTTAGGAGCTAACACTATGAATGAGGAGAAAAGAAAAAAAGCCTTTGCTATACAATTCTTGGCGGAATCAGCAAAAGGCTAGACGTAGGTAAAATACCTATATTTCTTTTCTCTAATTCTAACACAAATTGATGGAGGAATGAAGAGAATGAACAAAAATATTGATATAGATATGTTAATCGCTGATTCAAGTTATATAAGTAATGCTATTTTAGCGTTGAGTGAAATGTCTTATGAGTTTTTATCAGGAGATTCTACGAAACTAGAAGATATAAACAAATTGAACGCAATCATTGCAAGTATTCAGTGTTTAGCGGACAGACACGCTAAGGACATGGAAAAATTAGAAGAGGTGGCACAATGATTTATATAGGAAAAGTTAGACCGAGTATTATGGAGCCGCCAGTAGAGCAAAGTATTATTCAATTCTTTTCAGAATATAACCCGATTGAGGTTGTTGTTCCTGATGATCCAGAAAAACAGAAGGAGTTAAAAACGATTAGACTAGACGGTTTTATTGTGGGAGAAATGAAAGCATTAATACGAAAAAACGAAAATTTAATCAGTCGCGATTGTCTAATTTTAGATTTAGATGACGTAGTTATATCGGAAAGCGAATTAGTTGAAAAGATTAGCAAAAAATTCAAAAAGTTTGATTATGTGCTTTATCCCACTGTAACCCACGGTTTCAAAGGCGTACGTTATCGCTTGGTTATCCCTTTAGATAAACCAGTGAAGGAACAAGAATATAAATTGCTAGTGTCTTTCTTTTCTGAAAAAGTTTTGAGCGATATTATCCGTATGCCAGATTTATCTAATTTAACCTGGTCGCAAATACAATTATTACCAGTGACAACTCAGCACGTCACAAGAGAACAGATAATCATTTCTAAGGGAGAAAAATTATTTCCGGTAGAAGAAGCATTATTAGGAGCTAAACGGTGGGAAAAAGAATACTCTTTATTAACTGGTTGCGTTCGTTCTACACCGTTATACAAAGATGTAACCCATTTTAAAAAAGGCGGGTCACGTTATCGGAATACCACCACTGAATTGTTTGAAAGTTTGGTTGCTGGTTGCGAAGAAGGAAACCGAAACAATCGGATTGCACAGATAACAGGTGGCTTATTGGCTCGAGCGGTTGATGTGTCGGCAGTGTTCGAACTGGTGAAAGTTGCCAATCAATATTTTACGGAACCGTTATCAGAAAAAGAAGTTGAAGCGACCTTCTTTTCGATTGCTAAAAAGGAGTTGAAGGCTAATTGAGGGAATTAATCGAATTACAGGACATACAAAAGCGCAAACAAGAACAAGCGAAGGACTTGCCTAACTGGGTTTATTATGACGAAAATGGAACAATGAAAGTCAATGCTCAAAAACTAGGTTATGAAGTCATGAAAGAAGTTCCTATGATTCGAGCGAGTGAATTATCTTTTGGGGCAAGATTTGATAAATCCATTGGTGCATGGCGCTTGGATAGTTTGAATGATTATTTAGAAGGATATATCACGAAGAAATTAGAATCAGTCGGCAAGTGGAGCCAACAAAAACTAAACGAAACCAAGAAATTTATATTCATTAAAATATATGATAGCACGATGAAAGAAAATCCATTCAATCGTAGCAAGCCCTACCTAGCCAATTTTAAGAACGGCACATACAACATTAAGACTGGTGAATTGAAGCCACATGATATTAAGGATTATATCTTACAAAGCCAAGAGTATGCAATAGACCCAAGCATTAAAGACTATCCGACAAAAACAGTCGCTTGGCTGAATGATTTAACAGGTGATAAAGAAAGTGTGCTTTATCTCATGGAAATTATCGGTTATTGCTTCTATCGTAGTTATGCACCCTTTCAATGTATCACGATACTACAAGGTAGCGGAGAGAATGGAAAATCGACTTTCTTAACTATGCTAACAAAGATACTCGGTCAAAGTAATGTTAGTAATGTGACGTTGCAAGATTTAGGGAACAAACAGAATCGCTTTGCCAGCAGTAACTTGTTTCAGAAGTTAGCGAATGTATTTGCGGATATTGGGGCAGACTTTATCAAGTCTACAGATTTATTGAAGGCTCTTACTGGTGGTGATCGTTTATCTGCCGAACAGAAAGGGAAAGACGCGTTCATGTTTATCAATTTTGCAAAGCTGATATTTTCTGCTAACGAGTTACCGCCATTCAGTGATTTTACATTAGGCTGGGATAGACGATTAAATGTGGTTCCGTTTGATTGCGTGATTGATGAAACCTTTAAACAGAAACATGATTTGCAAGCAATTGAAGATGAGATTCCGATATTTACTGTTGAATGCATGCGAACATTTTTTGAAGCCTTCCAACGTGGAGAACTGACCGAATCAGTGAAAATGAAGGAGGCAAAAGAAAAGTGGCTGAAAGAATCGAATCATGTTTTACGGTTTATTGAAGAAATGTGTGACCTAGATATGGAATCTAAAGAAGGTGATTCATCAAAAATGATTTATGAAGAGTATCGAAACTTTTGTTTTAAAGAAAGCCTAAAAGAATTGTCACAACCAAAATTCACGAAACAATTGGAGAAGATGGGTATTTTCAGAAGAAAACAAAGTATCAATGGAACTAGAATGTGGAGATACACTCATCTAAAACTAAAAAATGAGTACACCCCTATAATAAGTTGATATATATTGGACACTTTGGACAGGGTACTAGAATCATTGATATAACAACGTTTGTGAAGATAATATGCAATGAATATCGGGAAAACGCTTGGACACCTAGTTGGACAGGTAAATAAAGTGTCCAAGCAACTGTCCAACGATAAATAGCAAACTCGTTAAAATAAAGACTATAAAACGTTGATTTAACAGCGTTTATAAGGACGTGTCCAACATGTCCATAAAAAAACAATAAATCACAGGGGTCAGCATATTTTTTTACTAAGGAGAGATCAAATGTTAAACATTATAGAAACAAATAAAAAGATTCATTTTGAATATACAAAAGAAATCGGTCAAGTATTAATGAACGCCTTATCATTCAGTGTGGCATTGCAGACGAAGGATTATTCTACCTTTTCCCCCGAAGTGTTGGAGCAAATGGAAAAAGACCCTGAATGGTTGTATGATATTGCTAATTGGCTGCAAGTGACAATCGTTAATTCTTTATTGCAGAGTGATAACTACGATAGCATAGATGAGATCGTGAGAGAGTTTAATTGTCTGCTTAACCTATATGATCGAGCGAGACAACGAGAGCTTACATCGAATGAGGATAATTTGTTTTTAAACATCCATGATAAGTTCTTGGCTTTGCTACTAACAGATGATGAATTGATAACTAATTTATTGGAGGTAGAATAATTATGTATATGAAAAGTATTAGATACTTCGATGGTGAGAAACACATCGAGTATTCAGACACTCAAGAAGATGTAGACTTTATTAGTTTTAAGGAAGATAAAATCGCTAAAGTTAATTTTAAAGATGGAACATACCTAAAGATAGTATCTCCTTATATTGAATACAAATCAAAATGGGAACAAGATGATTCTGACGAACGAGATCGCTTTGGTTGGTAATCTATGGCAGTTAAAAAACAATGCAATCATGCTGGATGTAAAATATTGATTGATTATAGGCAGAAGTATTGTGGGAAGCACAAAGCAAAGCAAACGGCAATTAAGCGTGAAGAAAGAAAGCAAAGCGAAGGTAAATATTTTCAATTCTATCAAAGTAGAACATGGCGAAAAGCTTCATATTTGTATCGGTTAAATCATCCAGTATGTGAGGATTGCCTAGAAGAAGGCTTGGTAAGGAAAGCTGATGTTGTAGATCACAAAATTGAGCTAAAAGATGATTGGTCTAAAAGGTTAGATGAAAGTAATTTCCGTTCGTTATGCCATGCACACCATAATTCCAAGACAGCCAATGAAAGACAAAGACGAGAAAAGAGCACCCTTTGAGTTAAGGGGGCATAGTGTGAAACTTACTGACAATCGATGCCTACTCATTTTGGTACAAATAACCATTGTGAAAAGGCATAAGGGTAATTACAAACAAAGATTACAGTTGTAATCATAAATGAAACAGTATATAATGAAAGTAGGAGATTTAGTGAAAAATACAGTTGTCATTACTGATGAAACAGGGAAACAGCGCACCATTGAGTTACCTCATTTTGGTCAAGTAACCATTCAAATGCAAAACGGAAAAATCATTTATATAGATAAATTAGACAAAGAAAAATTCTGATCGAAAAACGAAGGAATGTTGGCTTAATTGCTGGCGTTCCTTTTTCTTTTGTCTGAAAGGAGGACAACATGGGACACCCAAAATTATTGGAAGATACAAAAGGCAATATATCAAGCGAAGAAAAGGCAATCCGTGTGGACGCTAGAGAAGAATTGTTCAAGCAGCAACCATTAATAAATATCACGCCCCCTGACTGGATGGCAGCGAGCGCTAGAAGTGAATGGAATCGTATCGTACCAACATTAAAAAAAGATTATCCATTGAGTGAAGCGGATTATGGTTCATTGGTAGCATATTGTTTAGCCTTTGCTCGTATGAAAACAGCCGAAGCCGAGATAAGAAAATCAGGAACGTTTATCACATGCGAAAACGGAGTAAAGAAAGCTAATCCAGCAGTTCGAGTTCAATCTCAAGCTATGAGTGATTTGAAAAAACAAGCCACGTCACTAGGTATGACCTTGGAATCACGTTCAAGACTAGCTTTGAACAAGGTTAAAAATGATGAACCCGAAGATCCATTCAAAGAGTTGATGGGATCATGAATGATTACATTGAAAAAGTCTTATCAGGCAAGTTGATTGCACCTAAAAAAATTATCCAAGCGTGTGAGCGCCATATAAGCGATTTAGAGCGTTCTAAGTCAAATAGCTTCCCTTATGTGTTTGATGAAGAACAAGCCACCAAAGCGATTAAATTCATTGAGTTGCTACCATCTACGGACGGTAAAACAATCAAGATGTTAGGATTTCAAAAATTCATTCTAGGCAGTCTTTATGGCTGGCGTACTAAAGAAGGGAATTACAGGCGATTCAATCGAGCGTTTACCAGTATGAGCCGTAAGAATGGGAAAACGTATATCGCAAGTGGCATGGCTGCCAATGCGTTGATTATGGAACAAGAACCAGCAGAAGCAAGGCAAGTATTGTTTGTAAGTAACGCTTTGAAACAAGCTAAATTGGGCTATGATATGCTGTCTAATTCACTTAGAAACGTGGTCAAGTCTAGTAAGTTTTTAAGACCACAACTGAAAATTATGAACTCTAAAATTGTTCATTTACCTAGTAATTCGTTCGCTATGGCACTGGCTAGTGAAACCAGCACGCTAGATGGGTTTGCACCAACAACCGCAATTCTTGACGAGTGGCACGAAGCAAAAACTCGTAAAACGTACAACGTCATTAAGTCAGGAATGACCCAACAAAAGAACGGCTTATTGTGTGTTATTAGTACCGCTGGGCTTGATTTAAACGTTCCTATGTACGAGGAATACTTATTGTTAGAACGTGTGCTAAAAGGCGAAGAACAAGCTGACAGGTACTTTATAGCGATATGGGAATTAGATGATCCCGAAGAAATTCACGATCAAGAGAAATGGATCAAAGCCAATCCGATTTTTGAAAGTGAAGAAATCAAAAAAGTAATGATTCCAACCATTCAAGATGATGTGAACCTTGCTTTGAAACAAAATAACCTTAATTCTGTATTGGTGAAAAACTTCAATTTATGGAGACAAGCGAGTGAGGACAGCTATATGATTGCTGAAGACTGGCAGGCAACCGAAGTAGAACCACAAGATATTACAAGCAAGCCCGTTTATATCGGAGTGGATTTATCTAAAACAGATGATTTAACTAGCGTTTCATGGATCGTACCGCTAGATAACGGCGAACTTTATTGTGATTCTCATAGCTTTGTAGCCACCAAATATGGGCTTCAAGCCAAAGAAAAGCGCGACGGTTTGCCTTATCGTGAATTAGAAAAAGTTGGTGAGTGTTCAATCACTCAATTAGAAAGTGGCATTGTGGACTATGACCAAGTGTTTGAGTTTATTCAAGACTTGATCCAAGAAAATGATTTAGAGTGCTTAGGGATAGCATATGACCCGTACAACAGTAACAGCCTTATCTCAAAAGCCGAAAAAGCCAATTATCCAATGTTAGAAGTAAGACAGGGAACGATTACTCTAAACGTTCCGACCCGAACTTTTAGAGAACAAGTTTATGAAGGCAACGTTATTCACAATAAAAATACGATTCTCACCCATGCAGTGAACAACGCTATTTTAAAAACGGATAACAACGGCATTCAGATTAATAAATCAAAGAACAGCAACAAAATTGATCCAATAGCTGCATTAATCAATGCCTATGTGTTTGCAATGGATTACTTCACCACAACGGAAGGAGCGAAAGCAGACAATGAATTTTATACAAGTGAAGAATTTTCTTTCTAATTACATTCATACCGTTCTTTTACTTCTCGGATTGGTGTGTGTGTTGGTTGCAATCACCTTACTAACAAATGTCTATTATGGCTTGTTAGCGCTGGGCATAGTGCTTATTGGGATAGCGGTCATGCTAAATACAGAACAGAAGGGAGGTTAAAAGATGGCATTTTTTAAAGCGAGACAAAATACAACGGGAGATCCTTTCTTGGATCATGTGGTATCAATCCAATCGGATGATTACACCACCAGTTTTACAAGCGTTCGTGCATTAAGAAATAGTGATGTGTTTGCAGCCGTTCGGATCATTGCCAGTGATATTGCTTCAAGTCCAATTCAATTGGTTAAAAACAATATGCCGCAAGCTGATGATGAACTGGTGAAGTTGCTAAACGATAAGCCCAATCCAGAAATGGACGGGTGGCATTTTAAATTTTCTTTGGCGGTCAATATGTTGCTAAACGGTAATAGCTTTGCAGAGATTAAACGTAACGGTGAAAAGGTAGAAGAACTTCACTTATTACCTAACTCAAGCGTGGCAGTTACTCAATTAGATAATGGCACGTTGTCTTATCAGATTGGTGATAAAAAAAGACGTGTGAAGTCTAGCGATATTTTGCACTTCAAATATTTCACCCAAGATGGTTTGACAGGATTGCCGCCGCTTTATGCGTTACGTGATGAAATGAAGATACAACAGGCTGGTAATCGAACATTACACAATTTCTTTGCTCGTGGTGTCAGCGGATCAGGAATTTTGAAGGTTCATAAGTCAGATTTAGACGGATCGGCTAAAAATGCGATACGTGAAAAATTTGAAGAAGCCAACGGTTCAAGTAGCGGAGATAATGCACTAAGAACAATCATTCTTGATGAAACAATGGACTATAAATCTTTAGAAATAAATACAGATGTTTTGAAGTTGGCTAATTCGAGTGATTGGACAACGAAACAAATTGCTAAAGCGTTCGGTGTACCGATTGAGCGTTTAGGCGTTGAAAATGAACACTCTAGCACGACTCAAAGTAACTTGCAGTATATACAAAGCACACTGATCCATTACTTCAATGTGTTTGTGAGTGAATTGGATACGAAACTTGAAACCAATATCCGTTTTAATTCCGATCAGTTGTTAGAAACCGATCCAGAAACAAAAGTAAAAAATGTATTGGATCAGGTCAAAGGGTCACTTCTCACGATTAATGAGGGGCGGTCGAAAATGGGGCTACCCCCCATGGATGGTGGCGATCGTTTACTAGCAAGTTTGAACTTTACGTATTTAGATACGTTGGAGAAATATCAATTAAAAGAACAGGAAGGAGTTACACCAGTTGAATAATGAAGAAGAAAAGGAAAAACGGCTGACAGAAGAAGCTGAGCTAACAGCCGATTCTCCAAAAATGGGGAAAGAAAACGAAGAACAGCCAACAGACGGCAAAATTATTTCAGGCTATGCGTTGAAATTCGGGCAACCGTCAAAAGATTTAGGCGGCTTTGTGGAAGTCATTACACCCGAAGCATTAAAAGAGGTGGATTTATCAAATGTGTTCTTATTGCAGAACCATGATTATAGCAAGCCTTTAGCAAGCGTTAAAGCAGGCACGTTAAAATTAAACATTGATGATGTTGGTTTACATTTTGAAGCAACATTGAATGATACCAGCTATGCCAATGATGTATATGAGAATGTCTCAAAAAAATTGCTTGATTCTATGTCATTTGGTTTTGTGTTAGGGATCGATTCCTTCGACAAAAAAGAAGATGGCACAATTGAACGATCAATAGATAAAATCAAAGCACTTAATGAAATTAGCGTGGTGACCGTTCCCGCTTATGATTCATCAAATGTCCAAGTAAATAAGCGTTCCTATGAATCATTTATGAGTAACAACCAATCAAAAAAAACAAACAATAGCTTAGAATCCACTTCTAAAGCACAAAAGGAGAGTAAAAACATGGAAAAAACGTTAATTGATAATGAAAAAACTGAAATGCGTGGGTATGAAGAATATATCCGTTCACAAGGCGAAGTGCGTGATGGAGTCACTACTGTAAATGCAGCGGCAGTTGTTCCCGAAGAAGTAATCGGTGAAGTCTTTGATTTGAAACGTTCAAATTATAACTTAGCTCAATATGCAACAGTAAAAACAGTATCAAATGGACAAGGTAAATATCCAGTAGCAACTAACCAACAAGCAGTGTTAGCAACAAAAGCTGAACTTGCTGAAATTGGTGATATTGACGCTGAAATGTTTACTTCAGTTGATTATAAAGTAGAAACTCGTGCTGGTAAGATTGCCTTATCAAATGAGGTTGTGGAAGATTCAGCAGTGAATATTGTACAAGAGGTCAAAGATCAATTAGCAAAATTGGTAGAAAACACCGACAATAAGCATATCATGGATTTATTAAAAACATTCACTAAGAAAACGGCTGCTACGTTGGACGATTTGAAACAACTATACAATGTGGCATTAGACCCAGCATTAAATAAAATGGTAATTCTAAACCAAAGCGGATATAACCACCTAGATACATTGAAAGATTCAGATGGACGTTACATTTTACAACCCGATGTGACAGCGCCTAGTGGTAAATCATTATTCGGTATGCCAGTAGTATTGATTGCAGATACATTGTTTGCCAATCCTAAAGCGGGTACGTTCCCTATGATTATGGGGGATATTGCACAATCTATCTTTGTTGCTCGTAGAAATCAAGTAACGACTCAATGGGAAAAATTCGATTACTACTCACAAGGACTTGCAGTGATCGTTCGCAACGATTACAAGAAAATTGATGAAAATGCTTCAGTGTATATTGAGTTTACGCCAGTTGTAACACCAAAAGTATAGAAAAATATTGGGCGGCGGTTTATCCCACTGCCTTTTTTTTATTAGGAGAGATAAAATGGTAATTTTGGATAGCATAAAAAAAAGTATGCGGATCGATCACACTATTGATGATGACTTTATTCAACAATTGATTGATACAGCAGGCGAATATATAAAAAGTGCTATTGATAGTAGCGCAACGGATAAAGATATGGATAATTATCAGCAATTTGATTTAGCGGTGTCATTACTTACTCAACATTGGTATTTGAACCGTCAAGAAGCCAGCAGCGAACGGATACCAGTAACGGTACAAGCGTTAGTACAACAAATGAGAGGTGCTTATTATGCCAATCATTAAGAATGTAAATGAATTGACTGAGAGAATCGCTTTTAAAAAAGTAGAACGTGTGAAAGATGAAGATGGGCAGATGGTGGATAGTGAAGAAACTGTATTTGAATGTTGGGCTAATGTGCGTTCACAGTTGTTGAAAGATGTACTTGCTTCAATAGGAACCGTATTGGAAGGAACGTTGACGTTTATTATTCGATACGATCAAGATTATGAACTAACAAACGATATGAAAGTAGCTTGGAAAAACAAAAGTTATAAAATTATCTCAATTAATGAAGGAACGGCGTTTAAAGATTACACAACGATCATAGCTAAACTGATTTCTTAGACTGATTACAGTTGTAAACGTTATAAGAATTTAGTATAATAGAGGTAGTAAATGAAGGGATTAGCTACCTAGATTTTGCAAGACTTAGCTAGTCGAAATCTATTGTTGGACTGAAAATTGTAGGTGTGGTTGCAAACATATCGGACTAAGAAAGACAATAGATGATAAACGTTCAAAACCGACAACTGTCGGGGCTATGCTTTTTTTGCTAGACGGAATGCAGAAATTAGTTTTAGTTCAAAAATTGTTTTTCATAAGGTGAACCATTGTTGACAGTAGTTAATGAGTGGGTCACGAATTGTTTTAAATTCGTTTGATAATTTTAACGGGCACGTCCTTTATGGGCGTGTTTTTTTGGTATAATTAAAATAAAATAGTTTTAGGAGGTCTATAAATTGAATATTAAAGAAGTGTGGAATAGCAGTGAAAATGAAGTATGGAAAAGAGCTTTGTCTGAAGCTTCAAAAGACACAGGTAGAGATGACTTGATTGAAACTAAAATGTCAAAACTAAACGTAGAATACTTAAAAAAAATAGAGACTCGTGAATTTTATAATTTTTTATATAATGACTATTTTTTATGGAAACACATAGACAAACGTTGGTTAGAAAATGTTAGGAAACTATTTAAAAAAAAATACGATCATAATTTGGAAGAGTTAGCACAAATTCAAAAAGATATATTTGAATTTGATTTAGATAATATTAATTTGGGCTTAAGAAGGGCAACTCAAATTTATGGAGTTGGTATCTCTGGAGCTTCAGGTCTACTATCTTTGTTGTATCCTAGTTATTTTGGAACTGTTGACGTCAGGGTTGTGGAAGCATTACGTACAACGGATGAGTATAAAGACGATTTAGAACTTAAAGAAATGAATGGGGAAAATATAAAAATTGGAGAAGCAACATATCTAATAAATATTTTTAGAAAAAAAGCGGGTGAATTGAATAAACTATTCGATCAATATTGCTGGACCCCTAGAGATATTGATGTAATTTTGTGGTTCTTTAGAGATAAAAAATAACCCCACACGTAATGAGAATTTTTGAATGCCCCCAGCTTAAAAAAGCTATCTAAAAACTATCTATTTGTAAAAATAGAAGTGAATATATGAGTTTTGAAATGCTATAACTCAGATGTATACCATTGATATAACAGCATTTGTGCGTATTAAGATAGAAAATCGTTAAATGGAAGGCAGTGTGGGTTAAACCTGTTATAGGAGCTAGAACCCTTGATATATAAGGTTTCTAGCTTTTTTTGTTTTGCCTGTATACTAGAAATGACCAGCTTTTGACCAGCTCTTTTACTGATGAGCCATCATATCAGCAAAGTCTTGACCTGTTTTCTTAGGTGCATTATTTGTAATATGTGCATAGATGTCTAATGTCACTTTACTATTTTCATGCCCTAATCGTTGTTGAACTACCTTGACAGATTCTCCTGCTTCTAATAATAAACTAGCATGTGTATGTCTAAACCCATGAGGTGTAATACGAGGCAAGTTATATTTTTTCAAAATATATCTTAACCAATCATTAACAGTGTTTGGAATGTATAGAGTGTTTTTAACTGTTGTAAAAACATGTTGCTCTTTAGAGCTAGTATTGTATCCAAGTTTTAAATACTCTTCTTTTTGCTGTAATTTCCAGTTGTTGAGGATAGAAAGAGTCTCAGTATCTAAAGAGATAACTCGTCTAGAAGCTCTTGTTTTCGGAGATTGAATTATAACGTTACCAAATTCATCTACAGCAAGAGTTTTATTGACATGTAGTTCTTTATTAAACGTATCTATGTCTTTCCACTGTAAAGCGAGTACTTCACTCTTTCTCATACCTGTGTATGCCAATAATCTGAAGAAGGCGTATTGTTTCATGTTACCAAAATCTTTAAAAGCATCCAGTAAATCATTAAGCTCCTCTTTTGAGTAAAATTTACGATTTTTCTCATACTCTTTTTTTCGTGGAAGAAGTGTTTTTTCCATAGGATTATTGTCAATATATTGCATTGCAACCCCGTAGCGTAAAATTTGTGCAGTCTGTTTTCTCATATAGTCGTAACTTTCATATTTACTGTGCCATTCATCTACCACTTTTTGACAATATGGGACAGAGATATTCGATAATTTAAGCTTACCAAATGCTGGAAGTATTTGATTATTTGCGTATCTTACTGAAATTGCGATTGTTGAAGCTTTAACACTGGTACGCTGATGAGCTATCCATTCATTATACAGGTCTTCAAATGTCATATCAGGTGCTTTCTTTTTAACACCGTATAATATTTGATGTCTGTATTCGTCATAATCTTTTTGAGCTTCTTGTTTGCTACTAAAACCTCTTCTCGTAGTATTTATTTTTTCACCAGTTCGTGGATCGGTGGCAATGTGTCCTTTATACATCCACGCCACTTGACCGTTTTTCTTTTTGTACTTTGATATTTTTGCCAT